TGCCTCAATAATTTTATTAGTAGTGGTTTGTTCCTTAGTTTCTTCATATCCTTCCTCAACAAGGGCAAAACGATACTCACCCCTATTAAGTCTTTCATCCCAATTCGGAGCCACAAAACTCTGTAGCTTTGTAACCCTCCACTTTAAATTTTCTAAAGGATCAGAAAGATCGAATACATATCCTTCATGCATAAGATTAAAATCCTTTACAACTTTAACAAAAAACTTATGCCAGAAGTTATCCTTCTTTTTATAAACATTAAGATCTAAATCTAGTACTCCTTCAAAAAATTCCTTTTCTTCAGCACCGGAGAATGGATTAACCAACTCACCAGTTTGTGGATTCTTAGGTAATTGAAACCAGTTGTTTGCACCTTCAATCTGGAAGTATGCTGCATGTAATGGGGAATTTATCATTTTCCCTCCTCTAGCTACTGGTCTTAAATAAACCTTTTTGTTCTGTAAATAACCCTTCTTAAACGCTTCTTCTCTTGTAATTGTATTCTTTGCTTCCATAAAAACTGTAATTTATTGCCTTTTTAAATCAATAAGCTGGGGGTATTAAGAAATATCCCAGTACCCCATAAGCTCATCAACATTTTTTTAATTAACGAAGAATAGATGGAATAATACGGGCAGTTTTCTTCATATTGGTAATTTTAACACCACCTATGAAGCCTTTATACACAGAATATCCGTCTACCGAAGTAGCCATCATTCTGGGCTCTGTCCTTTTATTATATGGAGTGAATGGATCCCTCAATCCTGGAATATATCCAAAAAATTCTTCTTCCTCTTTAACACTAACCTTTGATATATTAGAATTACCGTTAGTAGTTCCAACATCAAATATTTCATAAATATATGAACTTGCTAATCCTCCATCAGGATGCCTAAGCGTATTAGGATAACCATCCTTCATAGGATCAATAGTAAGTTTAAACTTAATACCATTAACAGCCACGTAGTTAAGGAACTGTCCTTCATCTAATGTAAGCTTCCCACCTTCAGTCTTAATGTTTACATTAGCATTAAGGTAAGTTATTGCATTAGCTTTGTTAACGGCATCCTTATGAAACTGATACGCACCATATTCACCAGTAGATATAATAAACTCTCTGCTATCCTCAGGAATTTTGCCATAAGACATATCCATAGCAAAATCTGTTAACATATCCAGACTAAATGTATTATAAGAAAGAATATTACCATATTCCATCTGCTCATACAAACCAAATCCTGAACGAATAGTATTACCAGATTCTCCAGTATGGCCATAAGTACCATCAGTTAACTTGTTGGATTTACCATAACCAAGTAGACGAGCTTTATCACGTTCAAACTGAACATAAAAGTCCCAGCCTAATTTATCAATCCAGCGAGTCTGTGTCTTTCCGTTCTGATCTATAAATGCAAAAGCAAGAGGTTTATTCTTACCTTTAGAAATCATATTACCAGGAACATTATAATTCTTACGAATCATAGAAAGAACATTCTCCATCTGGTAAGGAGCAGTGTGATGAACACTGGTACCTCTCTTAGAGAGTTCCTGTTCTACCAAGCCAAACAGCTCTGACCACATAGTATTAGCAGCAAGATCTTCAGCTGGTATCCATAAAGTATCATCACCAGAGAAAAGCTGTACCTTATATCGCCAATAATTACCCCACTGTACAGGATCCTCAAGAACCCTAAGTTGATACAATTCAGGCTTATTACCAACAATATGAGATGTAGCTTCAAAGTATCTTTCAGGAAATAGCATCCAGAAGACACCTCTATTTAAGCCCAACTGAGCTGCGTCTGTAGCTACTGTAGTACAGGCCTCATCTGAGTAAGCATGTTTAAGAGGAATACTTCTTTCATCAGATCCCTGAAGAAACCATCTATACACAACATCATCATTAATATACTCAGTAGGAAGCTTATTTATAAATGAAACAAAGTTGTCAGAACCAATATTTAGTTCATATAAACGATTCATTGTTTTACTTATAATTTCAGGCTCCTGCATACCAAGCCAACCAAGATGACTTTCACGAGTTAAACCACTCCAGTGTTTTGGATCAACTATCTGAAGTGCGGAAATTCTGTTCATTATCTATTTAATTTAAAGCGATTTATATTTTATTTATTTTCCAAAGATTCCTCTCATACTTTCTATGTTATCCTTTGCAGTTTTATCTTCTTCAAGACTACGCAATACATGAGCACCAGTCTTGGAAGCTGTATTACTCTTATCCTGCAAAGCCTTCTCTAACTCAGATATTTCAGCAGTTGTTTTAGCCTGGGAAGCTTTATTCCAAGGCTTACCTTTCTCAAAATAACCAGTTTCAAGAAGATATGCCAGTCTTGAATCAAAAAACATAGGATCCTCGGATCTCTTTGCCCAAATAGCATTAGTAGTTCTACCTTTATTGTCTTGTACAGGCTTTGTTATATCCTCATACATTTTAACTTTTGTCTGCTTATTTATTTGATTGCCTGGTATAATTTCAGTAAGACTATTTATAGCTTCCTTCAATATTTCACGACTGCGCCTATTTTCTTCAACCTGAAGAGCTTGTAGTCTTTGAGCTTCTTGTTCCTCAGCCTCTATTTCATCCTTAATTAAAGTTTTAAGTTCATTAAGGTAATCTTTAGCCTCATCAACATCTTCTCCAAGATCTATACTACTTTGAACAGTTTTCTCAATCTTAGCATCAGACATTTTAGATGTTAGTCTAAAATAATCTGTCATTACCTGTTTTCTTAAAGCAGTATTTTCTTCCTTGGTAAGGTCATCTACCTTAATTCCATCAAATTTAGTTTTTAAAGAAAGTAGATCGCTAGCTGTATCTACTGCAACTCCTTTACCAACAAGACTAAGATACTCCTGGTATCCTGCATCTAAATCTGATTTAGCAGCATCAATATTAGCATCTATCTCAGATTTAATAAGATTTCTAAGAGCTTCGGCTTCACCAACACTCTTAGATTCCTCTAAAAATTCTTTTTCATTAAAAGATGATAAAAGCCCCTGCGTTACTAAGTCCCTAGCAAAGATTACAGTAAAAGGAGCATCAGAAGAAGGTTCAGTCGTTTTAGTAAGGGAAGCAGAGGCTTCATCATCAGTTTTTTTCTCTATATCTCCAACAACCTTATCAACCTTTTTTACATCTTCCTGAGCAGCTTTAGTTTGCTTTTCAAGGACTTCATCAATATCTTCTAATGATGTATCAGTACCAGTTACATCATCTTTTTTATCATCTTTATCCTTCTCTTTAGAAGGATCCTCAACACTATTGTCTTCTATTGCAGGTATTGACTCAAGAACCGTATTTATATCAAATTCTTTACTATCAAATTCCACAATATCTCCCAAATCTTGTGAAAATAATTCTTTTTTACCCATATCTACTGTAATTTAATTTTGCTTTGCAAATATAAACATTAATAACTTATAAAACAAATTATAACCTAACAAGTATATTGCTCCTATAACGTAATCATCATTTTTTTGCAGGATTTTTATTAGCAATTTTCTCCTTAATTGAAAGTTCTCTATCTTTCTGAGACTCCTTCCTCACATTAGAACGCTTAGTTTCTTCAAGGGAAGCTCTTTTTAAGCTAGTCTCATCAGTTTTATCCTCAGGAGGATTTTCAGAACCTTGAGACCTTGAGGCTTGAATTTTTGCAACCTCTATTTTAGCCCTGTTATTTTCATCAACCTCATATCTACGGAAAGCTTCTTCTCTTGCATCAGCTTCAGCCTCCTGTTGTATAGCAGCTTTTTGTATAGCCTCATTCTGCTGTCTAACCTGCTCTTCAAAAGCTTCAAACTTCCTTTGAAGTGATGCAGGATCTTGAGTTCTGTAAAGTTCCATTACCATAGATAAATTACCACCATTCTGCATAAAAGGCTGAACAAGACTTTTTATAGTATTCATCATATCCTTATCTATAATAGAATTAGTTACATAAACTCCATATTCAGATTCATTAAACAATTGACCATCAAAATCAAGAACAGATTGGCTACCATCAGATAGAATAAATTGACGTTTAAATTTTTGATCCTTCCAGGCTACTTTAGCAGTTTCAATATAAGCTTCTAAAGCTCTTACCCTAAAATCATCATGTATACTGAAATATTTAGCTGTATTAAGTGAGCTTTGTTTAACCCCCCTTTCAACTCCACCAACAGTTTCTCTCTTATCAATAGCTCCTAATCTCTGATCTGTAATACCAACTATATCCTGAACTCTATTTTCAAGGAAAGTAAGAATACCTAAAAGATTTTTAATAACATCTGCATCACCTATTTCAATAGAACCAGAACCACGATTCATAGTTCCTGCAAGCTTACCTAATGCAGCCCCCTTAGTACCCTCATTAAATTCATCCTCAAATACTATTTTAAACTGATCCATATAGAATAAGAATTGATCCATGGTAAAATTACTTGGAATCATACTTGTACTTATTCTTGCCATACGACCTTTGTAAGTCTTCATTTCTTCCCAGAGTTTATGCATGAAAAAATTATACATTAACTGATAAGGTTTACCTAAGCTAACAAAGGATAGTGACTTTGAATCATTTGTATTAAATATACTACCTACAATTCCAGGATGACATTTACTTGGATTATCCATGGATCTGAACTGAATAGCTCTTGGACCCATTTTAACATATATATCATCTGCAATCTTAGTTGCTTCATACCATTCCCCAAGCCAAATCCATTTAACAGATTCTAATTCAATATCATTAAGAGGATAATCTTCATCAACATATGTTTTTTGTATATCACCATTCTCATCATAGAATGTAAGTATACCTACCTTTTTCATTCCTTTCCACAAAACACGAAGCTTTCTTACATTACCATAAGTATCAAATGATCCTCCAAAAAATGGTGACATATT